TATATATACGGTTCATAAACTCGGCCTTTTCTTCTTCACTTTCAAATAGTTTATCTGATTTAGGCCGTTGCATTATTCTCATTCCTATTTGACCTACAAAGTGTTCTTTTAAACTATCAACAAGTTCATCACCACTATAATATCTTGTACCTTTGATTGTAGGATCCATTATGTTAATAAACAGATGGCCTTTGTCTGATAATGATTTAAAACTATTGATAGAAACTGGTAAATAAAAATCATCACGCCATTTATCATATTCATTAAACTTAAACCAAGATTGATTTTCTTGTTTTTCACCACCTTCATTATATCGTTCAGTAGAAAAATAAGGTGGGCTTGTAAACGCACAATCAATATCCTTTATTGTATCCCAAGGTAAATCTTCAGCACCTGTATTGTAGATAGTAACTTTTTTAGGTTTAGATAAAAAACTATTATATGTTTCAATCTGTTTTAGATATTGTTTGTAAGTATTAGGATTTGGATCACAACCAATATATTCTTCAGCATCACTGGCAAAGAAACCAGCAAGTCTATCACCCCAACCACAAGAAGTATCTAATACTTTTTTAGCATTAGTCATTTGATAAATTGTTTTTGCAACATTAGGTTTAAACTGTGTAGCAATATATGTCTGTAATCTAAAGGCAGATACATAACTTTTATCATCTAATCTACCACCTCTTAATTCTTCTTTGCCATCTACCATTACAGGTTTCATACCATTAATTCCACGCCAGATGGGGCCAAGACATCGCCATATATCTTTTGCTGTACCATTATACCATACATCTAATGGTGATTTAAAACTGTAACTTGAGCAATTTAATCTTAAAGATTGATGAAAGTAGTTTGAAACGTCATTATAAATTGATGGTGCGTCTATAATACCTAAACCATATTCTTTAAAGTTATATTTGTAATCGTCATATTTTTCTTTAACATTTTTTTCTAATTGTTCAGTAGGTTTTACATATTGCCATACATCTTGTTTTTGTAAACCTTTAAATGCCTGACGCATTACTTCATAAGATATTTCTTTTAAAGGAAACTCTGGTCTATGTTTAGCAATATAATCTGCTAAATCTAATCTAAACTGTTCTTTGCCTATATCATTTGTAACACGTTCAAACGTTTGTTGATCCATTATAGGCAGTTTGCCATTGTACTTATTTAAATAATCACTCATTGTTCCATTTCACTAATAACCATATTATAAAAACATATATCATTATAACATAAAATATTGATAAAGTCAATTGCATACTAAAATTTATCTGTTTGATTTCCCCAACTATCCCAACCACTTCGTTGTGTTCTAGCAAACAGTTCTATATAAGGTCCTTCTAATAAGTTCTCTATATGATTGTACATTATATCAGGTTTTCTACTATGTTCCCTACGTTGTTCTACAACTAATTGAGGTACTGATTTACTAATTCGTTTTGGTTTACCCTTTGTTGCAAGTAAACACATTTCAGGATTGCCTCTTGTCCAATAACCTAAACCTGTAAAATATCCTTCAGACTTTCTATTTGTTTTTGCCCAAGTAAATCCTACAGTTTTATATTTAAAACCCCAAGCATTGATTACTTGAAAGGCCTTATCTAATAATGGATCAACAACCCACATCAACAATACTGAATCATCATTTGCTATTTTGGTTACAGGTAGATTACAAATATCTTGTAGACTCATTACACTATAGTGATTTTCTGGACTTCTATCTTTACCTTTATCACTAAAGGTTTTAAATGTCCAAGGTGGATCAGCGTATATTACGTTATACTTTTTATTGATATCCATAATAATAATATTAATATTAAAAATGCTTCAGTTCGTATTCTTGTCATAGCAATTCGTTGACCCCATTGAAAACACACAAAAACTGTGAGATATAAAAGTAACATTGATGTTATCATTCAAAAAAACTTTCTAAACTTGCTTCTCGTTCAAGTTTCCATCCAATTGATTCTAAAATAAATCTTAACGGATCAGTAAATGTTTTTTCAAACTGTGTATCATAATCAACATATCTATGTAAATCAAACTCATAAGGTATTTTTGTAGCAAAAGACATTACGGTATCTTTTACAGGATTAGGCAACTTTAACATTAAAAACTTAATCTTATCACCATCTTTAATCAATGGATATTTTCTTTCAAGTTTGTGTTGATGTATATAATGATTATAGATTAGGCCACCTTTAACATGAATAGGTGTTCCTTTTTTATAGATTTGTGATGAATCAATATACTTGTTTATATTATTACAAGACCTAGGAAACGCAACTTCTTCAGGTGATAATGTATTAAACACTTCTCTAAAATCACTTACAAACTTAATTAAAGCTTCTTCACTATCATTCATTATAACTCTTATTGCGTCTTTAATTTTACCTCTACAAACTTCAGGTGTTGATGACTTAACTGCTTCTACACCCATAATTTTTAGTTTAGGTATATCATATCGGACGCCTTCTTCATCAAATACATTCATCATATATCTTTTTTTAGCGACCCATATACCTTTATTAGCAATCGCTTCTCGCTTCATAAACATCTTTTGTTGATAAGCATTTACATACTTAGCAAGATTTTCAAAGCTTTTATCAATTACTTTTTGTATTTTATCTTCAGCAGCCTTGTCTAAAAAATCAACTATCTGTTTTGTTGATTTACCTTTACAAACCTTTTCTACAAGTTTATCAAGTTTAAGATAAATTGAATCTGTATCAGACGCAACAACATAATTTACATTATTGGTATTTAAAATCTTGTTCATAAATCTATTAACATCTCTTTCAACCCAACGAATAGATAACTGACCACCTAATGTAATTGCTTCTGCCTGTTTTACATCAAAGTATCTAAAATATTGATTACCAATTGCACCATAGGCAGAGTTTAGAGAAATCTTTTTTGCCATTTGTATATTGTGACAACGAGCAATTTCATTTGAATAGATTGGATCTTTTGTCTTTTGAAATTCTTTTTTGGCTTCAATTGCCTTTTGTTTAAACACAACTCTTTCTGTGTACATCTTTTCCATTAACTCGGCAAGAAAACCTTGTTTATCTCTTTTAAACATAGCACCGTTTGGTGCAATAGTTACATTTTTATCTTTTGCCCATTTAAGATTTAATCTTTCATCTAAAAAGTTTTCTACGCCAACTGCCTTAGGTTCAACACCTACAAATGTTTCAGGACTTATATTGTATTGCATAATTAAATGTGGGTAAAGTGAGTTAAGGTCAAACGAAACAATCCAATTATGTAAACCAAGTTGTGGATCTTTTACATATGCACCTTCGTATTGAGTATCTTTTTCATGGTCTTCTCTTGGCGGAATAATAATATTCTTTTTAAGTAGATGATTGTAGATTAAAGTATCCCAACAACGCACTTGCGAATACACATCTGTATAATTTACTTTATAGTCATAGGCCATAGTTAAACATAACTCAATTAGTTTCATTTTATCTTCAAGTCTATCAACTAATTCAACATCTTGGATATTATATTCAACAAATCTTTGATAATCTTTTGTATAGAAGTCTTTAAATGTTTCATATGGATTATCTAACTTTTGTTCACCAAGTTCAACTTTAGCAATATAGTTTAGTTTGTAACTTTCTTGTCTAACATAAGTAAACTTTCTATACAAATCAAAATAATCTAAAACAGAAACGCCAAGTATATTCCAAAACTGTGAGTTTTTATTTCCCATTTGTACTCTATCAGCATTGACATAATTCCAAGGTGACATTTTATTGATTGTATCATTATCAAATATAAATCTCATTCGATTCATAAGATAAGGTATGTCAAAGAATTTTACATTCCAACCTGTTACAATATCAGGATGATTTTTACACCAGAATTTAAGAAACTCTAATAATAAGTGTTTTTCATTTTGACATTTTACATATGTTACATTAGATTTTTTAGAAATAAAATCACCAGTACCCCAAGTTAATATCTGTTTGTTAGTATGATTTTTTACAGTAATACAGATAATCGTTTCTTTTGCAGTATCAGGATCGGGAAAGCCGTTCTCACACTCGGTTTCTATATCAAGTGTGAATAACTTGATATAGTCTTTATTCCATCGCATATCATCTTTGTATTCGTCAGCAATATACTGATAATTGTAACGGTTCATACCATAGATTTTATATTCAGGTATACCGTTATATTCACTATAAAAATGTTTTGCCTTTGAAATGGAATCAAATCTTTTAGATTTTAAATTTATACCATCTAGTGTTTTAAATTTAGATTGTTCTTTTGTAGGTAGATATAGTTTAGGACTGTAGTTAATACGACTTAAATATGATTGGCCATTAGCGACACCTCTAATAAGTAATTTACCTTTATGCTCAACTACGTTTGTATAAAAAGTGCTCGCCAAATTCATAATATATTATAACAAAAAATATTCAAAAAGTCAACTATGTAATAATTTTACTTTTAGGTGTAACTATTGAACTTGTATTTTTTTCGTAAGCATCCAGTAATGATTGGTCTGGACTTGTTTCTGTTATAATATTTGTTTGTTTTATTTTTATTATTTCATCTTTTGTATAAGGTATGTATGGATGAAAACCAATTTGCATTGGTTGTCCTGGTTGACCTTGCATTGGAATTAATACAAAAGGTTTTTTAAGTGCTTGATGTGTTTCTGTTGTTTCGTCAGCAATCGGTGTACCAATCACGTCCTCACCTGTGGTGAGTCTATATAATCTAATCATAATATACTCCTATTCAGTTTTAGATTCTTCAGTATTTACTTTTTTACCTATATTATATTTTGCTTGTAAATTCCATTCACCTTTTTCTTTAAAAGCAATTATCTTAATCTGTGATAATGGTGCTTTGTTTTCAGCTGCAGTTGGATTTACAATCGTTAACAAATTCCAATCTTGTAATAAAATTGAGATTGTGTTTCTTCTTTGTACATCATTTTCTACTAAAGTGGCTTTTTTACCATCTAAAGCAAATAACTCTTTAAAGTGTACAATATAATATTTTCCTTGTTTATGTAAAATGTGGCAAGATTGAAATAATGTTTTATCTTTTCTACTTGCAACACCTATTCGGGACAAAGTTTCCCTAATCTTCAAAAAATCATCTGGCTGTTTTAGAGTAACCTCTAACATCTGCTCAGGTGACCAATTAAAACTTTCTTCACTCATTTTCTTCTCCCACCTTTATCTAATCTCTCTTTGATAAAGTTTAATTGTGTTTTATTCAGTATGTCTAGGGCTACTTTTGCTTTTGCGTTGCTATAACCATAATATTGTTTTACATACTCTAAATTTTTCGATTTAGCAGTGGATACCCACTTGCCACCAAATCGTTTTCTTTTTCTTATACTATTTAGTAGAAAATGAAACTGTAGCCGTTTGTTAAGACCATGATGTATATTCATCTCATTTGCCATCATAATACTATCAACGTGTTGAGAAAGACAACGATTTATGATATAAGGAGGGAACTTTTTTTCCCAAGTCAAGTCATCACCATCAAGCAAATTAACTTTTGTCCAGTTAATCGCATTTAAATAATCCGATAATTTATATTCAATCATTACTAATGTCGTTTTTCATGCTTTATATGACCTTTATGAGAACCCATATAGTAATCGCCTGGTTCATAATCCCATCTTTTACCGTGATGACCTCTTATATCGGCATACCACATTCTTAACTTCACTATTAAAGTTCGCCAAAAAGTTCGTTTTGCCATTTCTCTCCTACTTAAATTTACATTCTGCCATGATTTGTGTCAGGCACGCAACCATATTTATCTCATGGTCTGCCACGAAGGCGGATTTATATTGATAGTCAGCAATTGTTAACACAGCTGCAGGTATAGATTGTGGTTGTAGATGTTTGTATAGAATATCATAGATACTACTAAACAAAGACGATGGATCTTTATCAAGGTTTTGAACAACCCATTTTCTCATATCGCCAAATCTTTTTTCTTTTAACATCTTAATCAACTCTTTATTATTGATTTCAGATAAAGAAA